TTTTCTTTATCGGAATTTGACTGTCCTTCTCTTCCTGATTCAGGTAAGAATATGGATAGTAACTTTCTTTACAAACTTGACCACGCTAGGGAACTCGCAGGAATACCATTTAAAATCACAAGTGGTTATAGAACAAAAGAGCATAACGAACAAGTCGGTGGAGTGCCAAACTCATCACACCTTATTGGAGTCGCAGCAGATATTGCTGTTGGAAGTGGAAACGAAAGATACGTTATTCTTAACGCCCTTATCAAAGCAGGGTTTAAAAGACTTGGAGTTGCAAAAACCTTTATACATTGCGACACCGATGACTCTAAACCTAACAGCGTTTGGACATACTAATACAGTAGGTAGTACACTATGGGTAAAGCATTAAATCGTAGAGGTAAATACAGTCATTGTACTAGAGCACAAAAGAAAGGTAAAAACAAACCTGCTAAAAAGAAATGAGCGATAGAAAGAAGTTCAAAGATACCCAAGTAGGTAAATTCCTTTTAAACAAGATACCAAACGTAGTAGAAGCTGTAGCAGGAGATACGTTAGCAGGAAACGTAATACAAGCTATTATAGGGGGTTCTGAAATGTCCGATGATGATAAACAAGTTGCACTTAAAAAACTTGATATTGAACGTGCAGAAATAGATGGTACAACTCGTAGATGGGTGGCTGATTCACGTAGTGGTTCGTGGTTAGCAAGTAATGTTAGACCTTTAACATTAGTTTTTCTTACAATAAGTTACGTAGTGGGATGGTATTTAGGTTATCCATTAGATAGTATAACAGGATTATTATCAATAGTGATTGGTGGATATTTTGGTTCAAGAGGCGTAGAAAAAGTATTTGGAAATAACAAGCATAAATAACTTGTTAAAAACTTACCTTTAAAATAGTTTACATCTTAAAAAAAAAGATTGTAACTTTGGTGGGTTAGTGGGAATGTAATTACTAACTTTAATATATATATAAATAAATGGAAGATTTAACTATAAGAAAATTAGCTGAAAAAATTGCTAAAGATTTTCAATTATCTGTAAAAGAAAGAACAGATAGTATTTTAGAGATGGATGCTATTAGTTATCAAAATCTTGGAATAGATTCTAGTAAAACAGAAAAAAATAAAGTTAAATCAGATAGTAAATATTTATATAAATTAATAAAAGGTTTTAATGAATCCGATGGTAATTTACTTCTAAACCATATGGATGTTTAAAAAAAAACTATGCCAAGAACTGCTAAAAAACCTACAAGGAGTAAACTTGTTAAGAAACTTGATGTAGTATTTAGTCAGTATATAAGATTGAGCAATGCCGACAACAATGGATATTGTAATTGTGTTACTTGCAATAAGACGTTCTTTTGGAAAGAAATTCAAGCAGGGCATTTTATGAGTAGAAAGCATTACTCTATACGTTGGGATGAAAGAAATGTTAAACCTCAATGCGTAGCTTGTAATGTATATAGAGCAGGTGAACAATATAAGTATAGTTTATATCTTGGTAATAACTTATCTAAAAAGCTACTTGAAAAAAGTAGGGAACTACGTAAATTTACAAATATTGAGTTAGAAGAAATGATTGCTGATTATAGTGAAAGACTGAAAAAACTTACTTGATAATTCTTGTATATTGTTCTTTGTAAAAAGAGGGTGTAATTAATTTTGCATCCTCTTTTGTTTTTATTAATATTTTTTTTGTAACTTTACAATTATGGAACAATACACTAAAGCAGAACTCTATGGTAAGACTTTAGAACTGCAATACGAAAACGAAAAACTCAAAGAACAATTAATTTTAAGTTATGAAAGAAACAAACATTAATCAGAAGTTATTTAATCTTCAACAAGAGATAGGTACAATTAGTAAGGATGCAAGTAATCCTTTTTACAAGTCAAAGTATTTTGACATTAACTCACTAATCAACCAACTTAATCCTTTACTAAAGAAACACAAATTACTTCTATTACAACCAATAGAGGAAGATTGTGTATATAGTAAACTTATTTGTATTGATGGAACAGGAGGCGTTATATCGGCTTTAAAACTACCTGAAATAAATGACCCACAGAAGTTAGGTTCTGCTATTACATATTATAGAAGATATACTTTAGCTTCGCTTCTTGGTTTACAAGCTGTAGATGATGATGCTAATGTAGCGAGTGGAGTAACTGAAGATAAGAAATGGTTAAATCAAAACACACCTGAATTTAGTAAAGCAATAGAATTTATAAAAGGTGGAGGTAGCGTAGAAGCTATTAAAAGCAAGTATAAAGTATCTAAAAAAGTACAAGATGAACTTGCAAAACTGTAGAATTAAAAAAGTATATTACACAACTAAATATAATAATCAATCAATAAAAGTAGAAATATGGAAATTACAGGAAACATCAAACTTATTCAAGACGTTGAGTCAGGAACTTCTAAAGCAGGTAACGAATGGTCAAAGAGAACTATTGTTGTAACTACTGCAGAGAAATACCCACAAGATTTAGCAATAGATTTTTTAGGTGAGTCTATAAAATCAATAAACAACTTTCAGGTAGGAAACCCTGTTACAGTTAGTATTAATTTAAGAGGCAAAGAGTACAACGGTAAATACTACACAAGTATAAACGGTTGGAAGATTGCAGCAACAATAGGAAACGTTAACAACACAGACCAAAACCCTGCAAGAGAAGAAACAGCAGATTTACCATTTTAATTTAAGAGGGGATTAATTTCCCCTTTTTTTTTATATTTATGAGAAAGTTAAAAGATGGAGAAGAAATGCCTTACGATTTTTGGAACTACAAAGTAAATCCAATTGTAGGATATTACGTAGAAAAAGAAGAAGGACAAACAATAGCAATGGAACAAAAGTATAATAGAATGGTATGATAGCACAAGCAAAGAAATTACAAGACAAGATATTAGACATAAAGTACGGAAGAGTAAAGGAAGGTTTAAAGATTGGAGTTCCTGAAATTGATGAACACATTAGATTTAAAAAGAATTTGTTAATAGCTATAGGACACGCAAACGTAGGTAAGACTACAACCCTTATTTACTTTTACGTATTATGGGCAAAGTTACACGGTTTAAAGTTTGTTGTTTGGTCAAGTGAAAACAGTCCTGAATCTATTTTAAGGAAGATTATAGAATTTAGGATGGGTAAACCAATACAGGAAGCAACTGATGAGTTAATTAGTAAAGCAGTAGAATGGTCAAACGAACACTTTAAGATAATAGACGTAGAAGATATGTACACCTATAAGAGTTTGTTAAAAGAAGCACAACAAATTAAAGATGCTTGGGATTACGATGGTTTACTTATAGACCCTTATAACTCTTTAGCTAAAGATGCTTCTATTTTAAAGATGGTAGGTAACACGCACGAGTATGATTATCAATGTTTAACTGAATTACGCATTTTTAGTAAAAAGAATAACATACAGATATGTGTTAATGCTCACGGTGTAACCTCTGCACTTCGTCAAGTACATCATTCAGGACACGAATACGAAGGATTAACAAGACCATTAGCTATGAGTGATGCAGAGGGTGGTTCTAAAATAAGTTCACGTGCTGATGATATTTGGTGTATTCATAGATACGTGCAACATCCAACTGATTGGATGTATAGCAATATCCACGTCTTGAAAATAAAGGAAAACGAAACAGGTTCAAGACCTACCACGTTTGAACAACCTATACAATTAAGAATGAAAGTTAATAATGTAGGATTTGAATATATGGGGAGAGATTTAATACACAATGAAAACAAAGTACAAAAATTAAACGTATGATAGTAGTAGGACTTTTATTAGTAGTAGCATTTTCTTTTTTGATTATAGGTCAATTTAAGAGTGCAGAGATTATAATAAGTCCTATTAAGGGAATAATGTTTGGATTTTTATATCACAAAGAACAATACGAACAAGAAGATGAGGTTACCCTGCAATGTTTGCTCGGTATAATTAGTATTAATGTGATATGGATAAACCAACTGAATGGCTCGCAAAAGTAGCTGAAAGGCACAAAGAGTGGATTGCCATTGTAAAAAGTTTTGGAGAGTACGACTATGCAGAAGATATAGTGCAGGAGATGTACTTAACTATTTATAAGTATGCAGATGAAAACAAAGTTATTAGAAATGGTATCGTTAGCAGGGGTTATATATACTTTTGTTGTCGTTCTCTTTACTATCAGTATTACAACTCTAAAAGAAAGATTAGTAAAGTTTCTCTTGATGATGAAGAGTTTACCATCCAAATTCCGAACGATTCGCAAATGGATGAACAAGTAGCATTTCATAAAATCTGTACAATGATAGATGACCACATTGATGGATGGAGATGGTACGAAAAGAAATTGTTTTCTCTTTACAGAGATACTGATTTAAGCATACGAGGTATAGCAGCAGAAACCAATATTAGTTGGGTAAGTATATTTAATACCTTAAAACACGCTAAACAAGAAATTAAGGATACATTCAAAGAAGATTTTTTGGATTATAAAAATGGAGATTATGACAGAATTTAAAGGAGACAAACGCACTAAAGAGTACAAAGAGTGGAAAGCTAAACACACACAAGCGAGTGAAGGACTTGGAGATACGGTTGAGAAGATAACAAAAGCTACAGGAATAAAGAAAGCAGTAAAGTTTATAGCAGGTGAAGATTGTGGATGTGATGAACGAAAAGTAAAATTAAACGAAATGTTTAGATACAAGAAACCTGAATGTTTAAGTGAATCAGAGTTTGATTTAATTAAAATGGCAGTAGATACTAAAAAGAATAAGTGGACACCTGAAGAGCAGGAAACGTACAAAAACATTTACGAAAGAATATTTAAAACCAAAGTTGAATGTACACCTTGTAGTTTTGGTAAGGTAGTATGGAAAGATTTACAAGCTGTATATAATCAGTATTTATGAGTTTAATTAGAAATAGAAACCAAGTAAAACAAGTTATTGATTTTACAGGAGTGCAAAACGGTAAGCTGCATCCAAGTGATATTGACTTTGTTTTAGAATTTGACAGCAAAGTATTAATACTTGGAGAGGTAAAAAGAAAGTACAATAAGATACCTACAGGTCAAAAACTAATATTAGAAAGAATTGTAGATAGATGGGGAGAGGGAGGTATAGCTTTAAAGGTAGAGCATCAATATGAAGATGATAATACTAATATACCATTAGAAGAATGTACAGTTACTGCAAGATATTATAAAGGAGATTGGACTTATTTTACAGAACCAAAAAATTTTATAACTTACATCAATAAAATAGGAGAACACTTTAATTGCACTAAATGTAAATTCTAATGAACAAGAAACTGAACAATATTAAAGAAGGAGAATACTACGCTAACTTTAATTTAGTTGGCGAGTATATCGTTAAATCAAGAAAAGCGAAACCTGAAAACAAAGCCATTAACGAAATGTATTATTGTTGGCAGGAAGTAGGATTCTATGTACATAATCTAATTACTAACGAAAGGTTATACGAACAGTCATTAAGTGAATATCGTAGTGATAAGATACGTGCAGTAGAAAGAGCAAGAATTGCTGATAAGAAAATAGAAGAACTTCAAGAGAAATTAGATAAATACAAAGCGTTATATGGATGATTTAATATTAGGTTATTTAACTTTTCGTTTCATAGAGTATGTTATAAAAAAAATAATATGAGTGATAGTTTAAGAAAGTGGATAGATATGCAAAACGATAGATGGACAATGGACTCATCTTATAATCACAAACCTAAAGACCCTATAGTTGAAATGGTAGTTAGTAAGATGCGTGAACGTAGTGCTGATGGAATAAATAAATATGGTACTACTTTGTACGATTCTCCTGATGGATTCTATAAGTTCTTAAATCATCTTCAGGAAGAACTAATGGATGCTACATTATATATACAAAAACTTAAACAACAGAAATGAAAAAAGTGTTAGATGTTTGTTGTAGTGTGAAAGGAATGTGGTTTGATAAAAAAGATGAAAGAGCATTGTTCATAGATAAAAGGAGAGAAACCCACATAGACACTTATCCTTGTGGAACAAAAACGAATATAATAGACCCTGATATTATAGGGGACTTTACTGATATAAAGCAACCCGACAACTCTTTTTGGCACATTGTATTTGACCCCCCACATATATCTTCAAACTCTGAAAGTCAAATAACTAAAAAGTATGGGTCTTTACAAGGGGATTGGAAGGGTATGTTGAAACAAGGATTTAAGGAATGTTTTAGAGTTTTAAAGCCAAATGGTACTCTTATATTCAAATGGAGTGAGGTTCAATTTCCTGTAAAAGAAATATTAAAACTAACAGAACATAAACCGCTATACGGACACAAAAGCGGTAAGAAGATGAATACTCATTGGATATGTTTCATTAAAGATTAATATGAAAGAAAGCACAATAATAAAGCTGCAACACGATTTAAAGCTAACACAACAAGCATTAGTGGTTGCACTAAACAGATTAGAACAGCTAGAAAAAAAAGTATTCCCAAAAGATGAAGATGTTAAATAATTGTTTATATTTACAAAAACAATATTATGACATACGAAGAACTTTACTACAGGTCTATGACAGACCAAGAATTACAAAAAGTAATTAATACACATCAATTTTTAGATGGTTACGTTGATAGATGCCAAGAAGAATTGAACAGAAGAAAAGAAGAACAAAACGAAATAACAAGATTATGATTACATTATTAAACGGAGAGCATTGGGGTAAAGAAGAAATTCTTACACAAATGTATGATGACACCTTCTACTACGGTCATCTTGGACAACACGCATTAAGTAGTTCGTCTCTTAAAACACTTTTAAAAAGTCCAAAGACATACAGAAACATTCTAAAGTATGGTGACCCTAATCAAGATAGTCCTGCTTTATCAGCAGGTAAGTTAGTACATTGGATGATACTTGAACCTCACAAAGTAGATAAGCTACATTTTGTAGATGCTTCCACAAAGAACACTAACAAGTACAAGGATGCTAAAGCAAAGTATGGAGAGGTGTTTCTTGCTAAAGAAAGAAGTGCAGCAGAAAGATTAGCAGATGCAGTATTAAGAAACGAGGCAGCACTTAAACTATTAACTAAATCAGATTTTGAAGTACCTGCAATAGATATGATAGAAGGACTTCCGTTTAGAGGCAAAGCAGATATTACAAAGGGAGATACTCTAATTGATTTAAAGACCTCTGCTGACCTTTCTACATTTAGGTATAGTGCAGACAAGTATGGGTACGATTTACAAGCGTGGCTGTATCTTAAATTGTTTAAGAAAGAGAAGTTTACCTTTTTAGTGATTGACAAAGCAAGTACTGATATAGGAATCTTTGATGTGAGTGATGATTTTTTAGCAAGAGGCGAGAACAAATTCAGACAAGCAGTAGACAATTACAAATACTTCTTTCAAGAAGAAAATGATTTAGACCAATATGTAATGAGAGGAATATTATAAGGGGAAGCTGAAAACCTAATAGAGTAAGCACAAATAACAATTATATATTATGAGAACAATTAACACAACAGAAATCAAAGTAGGAAAGTTTGACTTAAACTACCCAACAAAACAATTAAAGCACTCTATAGTAAATAGAGATTTTGTAGAGAATCATTCAGATTCTTTTAAAAGTAAGGTGGAAGAGTTTGGATGGTTAGTGCCTATAGTAATAGACCAATACGGAAATATTATAGAAGGGCATCACAGAGTAGAAATGGCAATTAAAATAGGTATGAGAACCTTACCTGTTTATATTGTGGATTGGATAGACACTAATAACCTTGATGAATACCAACAGTACATCATAAGTTTAAATAATGCTAATAGAGCGTGGACTGCATTAGATTATTTAAAAACTTATGCAAGAAACAGAAAAGACTACAGCTATGTATATAAAAAGTTTTTAGAAACTGATGATGTGTTTACAGTAGGTAATGTATTAAATATCTTTTTTAATAGCGGTTCATCTATGATATACAAAAAAGGAAATGCAACTATAAAAAATAAAGCATTTAGTGAATACTTATTTAATAAATTTTACAATATGCGTAAATTTTATGGTAACGTAAAAATTCAATCATTTACTGTTAATAGAGTTTGTGCTTTTGCACATCAAAAGATAAAAGGTAATTTGGGAGAAATGAAATATATATTTGACCAATTAGAACAACTTGCGGAAGATGACAGTCCTGTTCTTTCTTCTGTTGAACATATTAGACCTTGGTGCAATAAACAATTAGAATTATACAGAGATATAAAAAATGATTAATCTCTACAACCAAGACTGTATGGAAGCAATGGCAGGGTTTGACGATAATCAGTTTGACCTTGCTATTGTTGACCCGCCTTATGGTATTGGATTTGGAGAATTTAATAGAACCAATAAAACAAGTGATGGGACAAGAGTTAAAGCAAATAAATATAAGCATAGTAATTGGGATGATTCAATACCTACGGATAAATATTTTATAGAATTAAAAAGAATAAGTAAGAATCAAATTGTTTGGGGTGCTAATTATTTTCCTGCATTATGGATTAATGGTTGTAAGGGTTTTATTTTTTGGTATAAAGGGAATCCTGTTCCAAACTTTTCAGATGGAGAATTAGCTTATACAAGTTTTAACAAAGTTGCAAAACAATTTGATTATAGATATTATGGAGGTTTGGAGGGAAACACATCAGCAAGTGATAAAATACATCCAACACAAAAACCTGTAGCATTATACGAATGGCTTTTAATGAACTATGCTAAAGAAGGAGATAAGATATTAGACACTCATTTAGGTTCGGGTTCAATAGCTATTGCGTGTCATAATTTAGGATATGATTTAGCAGGATATGAATTAGACAAAGACTATTACGAAGCAGCAAAGAAACGATTACAAGAACATCAATCACAATTAAGGATGTTTTGAATAAAGATATAATAGAAGAGTTTTACTTACTTGCTTTAGTAGATATATCAAATGGTAGAAGTATTACAGAACTTGAAGAAGCTATTAACTTATACGAAGAAGCAGAAGAATATGAGGCGTGTGCAGGAATACTAAAAGCAATACACGAATCAGGATTTATGACAATAAAAGATATAATTAATAAATTAGAAAATGAACAAAGAGACGATTAAAAAACTAGTAGAAAACTATTTTGAACTAAAGATAGATGCTACAACAAGAAAGAGAGAATACGTAGAAGCACGTGCAATGTATTTTAAACTAACAAGAGACAGCACACGATTAAGTTTAACATCTATAGGTGAAGAAGTAAACAGACACTACGCAAGTGTACTACACGGCATAAGACAACTTGAATCTTGGATTGAGAAAGATAAGATGGTAAGAAATAATTACACCGCACTTAAAAACAAACTAAAAGCAGTAGAACAAGATGCTGAAGAAATGTTACATACAGACGAAAGTATCGTACTACAATACGCAGCTTTAAAAGATGAGGTAAAACAACAAAGAGAAACAATACAACAACTTACTAAAGATTATAACGAACTATACCAAAAGCATCACAAGAGAGAAAAGTTCTATGCTAAATATGGTTTTATCAATTAACACTTTATAAAAAGTTTTATTGTATAATTAATTAATTAATCTATTTTAATTATGGATGGTAGAAAAAATAACGGTGGTCATTCTACAAAAGGATTCGCAGGAAGGAAACCTAAAAGCGAAGAAATAAAATTAGTAGAAAGATTATCTCCTTTAGAAGATGCTGCGTTAGATGCTCTAAAGAAAGGTGTAGAATCAGGAGAACTAAAATGGATTCAGTTATATCTTAACTACTATCTTGGTAAACCAAGAGAAACAAAAGATATTACAATCAACGAGGACTTACCGTTGTTTATTGAGGACTTGGACTAACCAAACTCCAACTCTTCAACCTATATGCAGGTTAAGAAAACTATAGCACTTAAAAAGCTACAACAGCTACAAAGCAGGATACGAATAGTTAAAGGAGGTACATCAGCTTCCAAGACTGTTTCAATTCTTGCTTTGCTTATTAATTATGCTATAAACAACAGAGACAAAGAAATAAGTGTAGTTAGTGAATCTGTGCCACACCTTCGTAGAGGTGCTTTAAAGGACTTCTTATCTATCTTAAAGGGTTTACAGAGGTATAATGATAGTCAGTTTAATAAAAGTACCTTAAAATACAATTTTACAAATGGTAGTTATATAGAGTTCTTTTCTACAGACCAACCTGATAAATTAAGAGGAGCAAGAAGAACAGACTTATATATTAACGAGTGCAACAATGTTCCTTTTGATGCTTACACACAATTAGCAGTAAGAACAAGTGGAGTGATATGGTTGGACTACAATCCATCTAACTTGTTTTGGGTAGACAAAGAACTGATAGGAAAGCAGGACACCGATTACATCACACTTACTTACAAAGACAATAACGCATTACCTAAAACAATAGTAAAAGAAATAGAGAAAGCTAAAGAGAAAGCTAAAACCTCAACCTATTGGGCAAATTGGTGGAAAGTATATGGATTAGGAGAAACAGGTTCTTTAGAAGGTGTATGTATTCCTGATTGGAAAGAGATAGATAGAATACCTGAAGATGCTCGTATATTGGCACACGGAGTTGATTTTGGATATAACGACCCTACTGTAGTAATTTCTTTATACAAGTGGAATGATGCTTACATAGCTGATGAGGTGTTCTATAAGTCTAATACAGTATTAAGGGATTTATCTTTGTTTCTTACTCAAAACAATATAAAAGAAAACCTGATTGCAGATTCAGCAGAACCAAAGAGTATAGAAACTTTAAGAAGAGATGGGCATAATATATATCCCTGTACAAAAGGAAGAGATAGCGTAAACTTTGGTATTAACCTTATTAATCAAAATGAAATATACGTTACAGCAAGAAGCAGGAATCTAAAAAGAGAACTACAAGGCTATATATGGGCAAAAGATAAAGAGGGCAATACCCTAAATAAACCATCAGGTGAGCATCCTGACTGCATAGATAGTTTACGTTATGTACTAACAGACCAATTAGAGAATCCTAATAAAGGAGAATATTTTATCTACTAAAAAAAATATTAAAAAAGTTTTGTAGTTTAAAAAATGTTTATATCTTTGGACTATTAATAACAACAAAACAATTATACAAATGAAAACACAAATTACAAAAAAAGAATTATTTGAGTTAATTGATTATACACAAACTCAAATAATTTACGCAACAAAGGAATTAAATGATAACAGAATGGTTTACGGAACAGAAACTGTATCAGACCAAGCAAAAATTAGAATAAAAGAATTAATAAGTTTACAGACCAAATTAATTAGTATTCACGAAAATAATTAAAAAATAGGGGGAGGCAACTCCCCTTTTTTATTAACCAATAATTATATTATGGAAAATCAAACAGAGTACATTTTAATCAAAGAACTAACAAAGAAACAGAATCGTAAGAATGTGTTGAAAGTAATAGGTCAAGCTGCAGCATTTGTAGCACTATCCTACGCATCAATGTATATGTTCTTATACTTTATGTTATGGGCAAACGATATAAGTGATAAGATAGTTGGATTATTTTAAAATGAGAGAAAGCTGTTGGTACGAAGAAATATATGTAGTACAGAAACCTACAAAGCGTGGAGGTCAAAAAGGTTCTGATGTAACCTTGTATATAGACTACAAAGGCAAAGGCAATGTAGAAGGAAGTGAAAGATACGTACAAAACAGTAAAGAATTAGAACAAGCAATAGAAACAGCATATAGATACGCTTACAAAAGGTTTATCTTAAAACAGTAACTTTTTTCATTTGATTTTGTTTGGGATTGGGTAGCATTTAGCTACCTTTTCCTTTTTATACATATTAGTAACTTATTTATTGTAATTATATGAAAGTAGAGATAAACGTACCTGATTCACTTAACGAGATTACATTAGAACAGTATCAAAGATTTGAGAAGCTGAATACAGAGGACAATCAAGGTTCTACGTTCTTACTTCAAAAAATGGTTGAGATATTTTGTAATCTTGACTTAAAGGATGTAGCAGAGATTAAATACAAGTCAGTACAAGAGATAGCAGTACACCTAAACAAAGTATTTGATACAAAGCATACATTGATTCCTACTTTTCAATTAGCAGGTGTAGAGTACGGTTTTATACCTGTATTAGATGATATGACTTTAGGAGAGTATATAGACCTTGATGAGAACTTGGGAGATTGGCAAAGTATGCACAAAGCTATGAGTGTTTTATACAGACCAATTACATTTAAGAAAGGACATAAGTATAATATAGAAACCTATAACGGAATGAACGACAGATTAAAGTATATGCCTTTAGATGTTGTCTTTGCTGCTATGGTTTTTTTTTGGAATTTAAACAACGAGTTAATACAAACTATCCTGAACTATTTACAGAAGGAAGCGAACAAGCTGACTACTCAACAGAAGGAACGTTTGGAAGCAAGTGGGGTTGGTATCAATCAGTCTATGGAATCTCTAAAGGAGATGTTACCAAGTTTGATGAGGTTACCAAACTCAACGTACACGAGTGCTTAATGTATTTGGCATTTGAAAAAGATAAAATAGAATTAGAAAAGAAACTGATTAAGAAACGATGAAAGGGTTTTACAACGTAACAGATAAACTAAAAGATACACTTATAGCAGAGCCATTTGTAAATACAGTTACATTCGGTTCTCTTGATGATGTTGATTTGAATAAACAAACTATCTTTCCTTTATCTCATATCATAGTAAACAACACCACAGTAGGAACTAAAACACTTACATTCAATATTAGTATTCTTTCTATGGATATTGTAGATATAAGCAAAGATGAGGTTACAGATATATTTGTAGGAAACGATAACGAACAAGATGTACTAAACACACAACTTGCTTTACAGACAAGAGTAATAAATACATTACAAAGAGGTGATTTATATACAGACCTATACCAAGTACAGGGAGACGTAAGCTGTGAACCATTTGTAGATAGATTTGAAAACAAGTTAGCAGGATGGGCAGCAACATTTGATGTAGTAGTACAAAACGATATGACAATATGCGACTAACAAAAACACAAGAAGCATTAGAAGCGTTTAAATCGTTTGTTATACAACAAGCACGTACAAGGCTTTCTAAAGGGCGTAAGAACGTTTCTAAAGAACTTTATAATAGTTTGAAGGGTAATGTAAAGGAAATGCCTAATTCTATTCTCTTGGAGTTTGAAATGGAAGAATATGGAGTATATCAAGATAAAGGAGTAAGTGGTGTTGAAAAGAAATACAATACACCGTTCTCATATAAATCAAAGATGCCTCCTATAAAACCATTAGCACAATGGGCAAAGAGTAGAAATATAAGATTAAGAGATGCAGAAGGAAAGTTTAAAAAAGGCAACTATAATACGATAGGATATTTAATAGCAAGAAGTATATACAAAAAAGGAATTAAACCAAGTTTATTTTTTACTAAACCATTTGAACAAGCATTTAAGAAACTACCTGATGAACTTGTAGAAAAGTTTGGTTTAGACGTAGAAGATTTCTTGGCATTTACATTAAAACAAGATAGATTAAGATGAGTACAAAGATAAACGTAAGAAGTCCATTTTATTTAAGCTATGCAGAGCCTGTAAAACCTTTGCCTTTATTTAGCTGTACATATGCAAATCCCCAAAACACAACCATAGATGAATCTGGTGCTATAAGTTTACCTACTTTAGATTTTGGAGAGATACAAGGATTTACATCTACGGCAGCAGATTTTAGTAATAATAGTTTTGCAGAGGTTAGTAGCGATACAGTTAGAACAATAACGCTTACAATATTAACGCCGGAAGGGTTTTCTAATACAGGAGATGCTATACAATGTGACGTTACTGCAACACAACCATTAAAACCTACATCTTGTCCTACTGTAGTAAGTGCAACAGACTTACCTAATCAAACAATAGCTTCAGGAGGAGCATCAATTACTTTAGACTATTCAAGTTATTTTTCAGGTACTACTACTTCTTTTACAGATGTAACTAATAATCCTTTTGAACTAGATAGAAGTTTAAATACATCTAGTACAGAAATAACTATTACCTCAAAAAATTTACCTGGTGTATATTATATGTTTGTAAATAGGATAGATAATGTTACAGGATGTAATGCTAGAGCAAACATTCAAGTTACAGTTAGTGCATCAACGGTAACATTTGATTGTACTACTGCAAATTTATTAGGGGGTGCAATTGCAGCAGATGGAACTCTTACAACTCCTTTAGCAGTAGGTGAGATAACAGCAACAAAAGAAACAAGTGGAGGTGCATCAGTAACAAGTGTTGCAGCAAATAGTTCAGGAGCAGCTATAACTAAAACTTTGTTTTATGATATTACAGTCCCTGCAGGATTTAATAATACAGGTAGTACGGTAGAATGTTCAAAAGAATATACACAAAACTCAACAGCAGTAACTCCTACTTTTAGCTGTAATGATATTGATTTTGATGACCAAGCTATTTTAGTAGATGGTAATGTTACAGCAGGAGTAGCTAAATGGCATCAAGCACCACAAGGAAAATCAGACCCTGATTACTATTTAACTATTACAGACTTTACGCCTACTACTTTTCCTGTTGTACAATCACTAACTAGAAGAGATGTAGATTTCACAATAACTGTACCTTCAGGATTTACAAACTCTGGCAGTTCATTAACTTGTTCTGAAAGAGTAAAACAACCTGCAAGTGACATACCTATAAACCCTTGTTCTTTAAAAACTAATACCTTTTACGTTGGTGTTAATATTGTAAATGGTTTTGCTAAATACAACTATGATGTATTTGAAGAAAAAAATCTAAACTCTGTTTTTTGGGAAGTTAAAGCAGCGGTTTCTGATTATAGTTCATTAGCAGGTGAAACTATTTGTAGTGCATCAAGTAATAGTTTATATACCGCAAGGAATGGAAGTTTTGTATATATTAATAAATCACAAAGACCAAGCAACAGCAATCAACAAGAATATGTAATAGTATTTGGTAGTAATAATATAATTAATTCAGTTTACTTGAAAGATTGGAATACAAAACAAGTAAGAAAAATAGCAGGATAATATGGCATTTGATAATATAGTTTTAGATTTATATGTTTATAGTGGGGAATCAGTAGATTATGGTAGTAGTGATTTAAAATACACTCTTAACAAATCTTTAATCACAGGAGAGGACAAAATAAACTTTGAAATAGGTGAATTAATTAGAGATTATCTTAGTATAGAATTTAATAATGACTATAATAGTTATGCTTTATGGGTTAGAGTAGATGCTACAATAAGAGATGAAAATGATGTAGAGTTTACTTATGGGTCACCTAATAGTCAAACCTTTATTGCTCTTGATGGATATGGATATTTTGAAGAAGGACTTAATCCTGAATTATCAAGACATTGTTTACTTACTACAAATACTCTTTATTTACCTGAAGGAACAATAGGTAAGTTGCCAATATTTGCAGAAGGGGTCGGTAAAGTGACAATAGATAGCACAGATACAGAAATTACAGACAATGGTAATACTAATCAAAAGATACAGTACATTAATATTCCTGCTGACTCTACTAATATAAAAATTTACGATACAGATGATTCTACTTTGCTAAAAACAATAAGCGTAAATAATATTTGTGAGCCTAAATATGAAGTATATAAGATAACTTTTATAAATCGTTTTGGTGCATTTCAAGACATTTACTTTTACAAAAAAACTACTGAAAAATTTGTAGTAACAGATGAAACATATAAAAGAAATATTTTTGAATCTTCAGGTACTTACGATACTTATAGAGGTCAAAGAGAAAGATATAATACCAACGCTAGAACAACAATTACCCTTAATACCGGATTTGTAAACGAGGATTTTAATAGCGTAATAGAGGAACTATTTCTAAGTGAGGCTTGTTGGATAAGATGGAAAGGACAAACATTGTCTATAATCCCTAAATCTAAAGACTTACAACTTAAAACTAGCTTAAATGATAAATTAGCAAATTATACTATAGCCTTTGAATTTGCATTTAATAAGATTAATAATGTGCGATGATAAATTTACAACTGTATATTTTAAATGACACCGGTCAATCATATGATGAGGTAGAGTTGTATGATAATGAAACGGTTAATTATACACAATCATTACAAGATGTTAGAGATATAGCAAAAATATTTACTGACTTTACTCGTACTTTCAATGTACCTGCATCAAAGACTAATAATAAAATATTTAAACATTTTCATAATTACTTTATACAAGGTTTTGACCCTAAGAAAAGACATAAAGCTAAAATATATTTAAACTACAAATTATATAAAGAAGGTTATATAAAACTAGAAGGAGCAACTACAAAAGACAACAAACCTTTTACGTATAAACTAACATTCTTTGGAAACGGATTGATTCTAAAAGATGTTCTAAGAGAAGCAAAACTTAGTTCATTAATATATCTTAAATCTTTAGACTTTGATTATACTTCAGATAATGTAATAAGTTACCTTAAAGATGGATTTGATGGTGAAATATACATACCTAATAAAAATAATCCATCAAGAACACAACAAGTAGAAATAGAAGATGCAATAGTTTTTCCGCTCATATCTCATACAAACAGAATGATTTATGATAGTAATAGTTCTTACACCGCAACTGTTGGTCAATCAAATATAGCAAATGTAACAAATGGAGGTTTAGAAATAACACAATTAAAACCTGCGATAAGAGTTCACGCTATTGTTAAAGCTATAGAAGCACAGTATAAAGACCAAGATATAGTATTTTCAGATGACTTTTTTAATGTCACCAATTTGCCTTACTACAACCTATATATGTGGATGCACACTAAATCAGGCGGATTGTTTCAAGACCAAGAGGGAGGTACAACTACAGGAGACTTTACAATAGCAAACGAAAACTCTTCTGCAAGGCTAAGAAATAGTGTAGGTATAATACAAAATGGAAATGCATTTACAGTACCTGACCCTAATGCTGTTGATAAATTTCCTAATATATCAGAAATACAAAGAAAGTTAAGTTTGTCTGTTGAAACAAGTGTATCAGGAAAGTTTACAGTTATAGTATATGATTCAGAAGGGAATGAATTTTTTAGTAAGGAAGGCACTAGAGATGCAGATACAAATAGATTTGTAGCAATAAAAGAAGATGAACCTATTGACTTAGATAACGGAACTTATACATTTGCAGTAAGAAGTAATACTCCGGGCAACTTTTTTGTTTATGCTAGAGTAGAAAGAAAAAGAGAATCTGGAATTGGAAAAAGATTTATAGAGTTTTTTGGTGAATCAGTAGTAGGTTTAGACACAAGATTAACTGCAAAATTACAAATTCCTAATATGACCATTTTAGATTTTCTAACAGGATTATTTAAGATGTTTAATTTAACTGCTTATGTAAATAATCAAAATCAAATAGTAATACAAACACTTGATGAGTTTTTTAATACATCTGAGAACACTCATAATATTACTGAATTTGTAGATAAAGACACAGTACAAGTAGATTCAGTAGTTCCGTATAGAACAGTATCTTTTAGTTATAAAGGAACAAGTACTTTTTTAGCGAAATACTACGGTGATACTACCAATAAGGATTGGGGTGCTTTACATTATAATAGGTTTTCTAAAGACTTTGGAGGAGATTACAAAATAGAATTGCCATTTGAACATATGCTATTTGAAAAGCTGACTGATGCAAACGATAGCACAGACACGGGAATACAAATAGGATGGAGTGTAGATGATAAACAAGAACCAATAATGGGTGAACCTTTGCTATTTTATGCAGTAAAGAAAAAAGTAAATGACCCTATAAAGTTAATTAAGTTTAATTCTACTACTGAGATTATAGCAATTGACGAAGAAGTATATATGCCAAGTAATTCATTAGAATTAGATATAACAATTGAAAATTCTGAAAATATAAACTTTGCATCAGAAAATAATGAGTATGCTCTTGTACCTTTTAAAGGAACTTTATTTGACCAATTTTACAAAAACTATATAAAAGATATATTTGATACACAAAGAAGAATAACAACTACACAAGCATATTTACCACTTAGAATAATTTCTAATCTAAAGTTAAATGATTTAATACAAATCACAGATAGAATCTACAAGATAAATAAGGTAACTACTAATTTTCAAAACTTACTTACAAAGTTTGAACTAATAAATACATTAGAAATAGTAGGAAAAAACATAGTGAGAGGTACGATTCCTACACAGGGCGAAGTAGTTTTAGAAGAAGATTCTGTTACAGCAGATAATAGCTTTAAGACTGTTGATAATACTGTACTTACTGTTGATAGTACATCTAGTAAATCTAATGATGGTTATGTGTTTATTAAGAATACAAACGATGGTACAACAGCACAGAAAAATAAACCAAACACTTCTATAGGAGGTAAACCTGTTGAGGTTACTACTGCTACTATATTTGATGTTAATTTAAGACAATCTACATCTAGTTCATTTAATATAGGTTACCAAGTAAAAGAGTTAGGAAAGATAGACACATCCTTAAATATTGACGAATATGGATTTTTATATAGTATAACATCTTCAGATTTACAAGGCACAAACATAGATGATATTGCAGGAGTATCAGGTGTAACAAAAATAAATTATACAACTCCAAGCAATAACAAAAGACCTTCAACTCCATTTGTTAGTACATATGAAAATAATTCTGCGAGTTCTGGTGTGACATATTACTTTAGATTTTACGCAAGAACAAATACAAACATTGCGTATGCAAAAGCAGATGTGTTAAGCGAAATAAAAGAGGTAACAACATTATGATACAAAATATATTAGACTTATTAGAGTTTGCAAGAAGCGAAAAGTGGAAAGGGCAATACATAGATATAGCTATGGGTAAAAATAAATACCCTGAATCTATAAAAGAAGCATATAAACAATTTAGACAATGGCAGTAAAAAAGACAATAGAACTTGAAGCTAAAGTAGATAAAGCACAAAAGGATTTAGATGGTGTAGCTAAAAGCGTACAGCGTATAGATGACAACCTTGAAGAAGTAAAAGATACAACAGGAGGTGTAGCAAAAGGTGTTAAGGGAATTGGTAACGCACTTAAAGCTGCAGGTATTGGTTTAGCAGTTGCTGCTTTTGCAAAGTTAGCAGAGGTATTTAATCAGAACCAAAAAGTAGCAGATGCGTTTAATACAACCTTTGAGGTATTAAGTTTAGCATTTAATGATTTTTTTAAATTCCTTGATTCCAATGTAGGAACTGTAATAGACTATTTTAAAGGTTTATTTGAAAACCCTGTACAATCATTAAAAAACTTTGGTCAAGCTATAGTAGATAATGTAATAGAAAGAGTTAAAAGTGCATTAGATGCTTTAGGATTTTTAGGTGATGCAGTAGTAAAGGTATTTAGCGGAGATTTTGCAGGTGCAGCAGAAAGTGCCAAAAACGCAGGTAAAGAATTATTTGATGTAGTAACAGGAGTAAATAATACATTTGACAAAGTAGCAGAGATTGTACCAACAGTAGTAAGTAGTATTACAGATTATGCTAAATCAACAGTAGAAGCAGCAAGAGCAACAGTTGACCTTAACAAACAAGCAGAGGTAGCTGCAGTTATAAATCAAGGTCTTATTGAAAAATACGATAGACAAGCCGAACAACAAAGACAAATTAGAGATGATGAAAGTAAGACTATTGAAGAACGTATAGCAGCAAATGAAAGACTTGGTCAAATATTAGATGAGCAAAGCGAAAAAATGCTTGAAAACGTAGATATTACGATTAAAGCAGCACAAGCAGAATACGATAAGAACCAAAACCAAGAAAACTACATAGCTTTACTTGAAGCACAAAACGAAAGAGAAGCGGTACTTGCACAGATAGAAGGTTTCCGTTCAGAACAATTAATAAACAGAATATCTTTACAAAGAGAAGCAGGTGAGTTAGCAATAGAAGATGCAGAAAAACTAATTGAATTAGAAGAAAAAAGAAAAGAAGCTATATATGGTGCTATGGATGCGGTTGCACAAGCAGCAGGTGAAGAAAGTAAAATAGCTAAAGCATTGTTTATTCTTAAAACAGGAATGATACTTAAAGAACAAATAATGGCTGCACAAGCAACTATGCAAAGAATATTAGCTTCAGCAGCAGAATCAGGAGTTGATGGTGCAAAAGGATTTATGAAGGCAGCATCGGCAGCACCTCCTCCTGCTAACGTACCTTTAATAGCAATATTCGCAGCACAAGCAGCAGGTATAGCAATGAGTATTAAAAGTGCAGTAAGTACTGCTAAATCTATGGTAGGAAGTAAAGGTGGTGGAGGTAGTATGAGTGGAGGTCGTGGAGCATCAGCACCACAAGCACCTGCATTTAACGTAGTAGGAGCAGCACCTGAAAACCAATTAGCACAAGTAATAGGAGACCAAGAACAGAAACCTGTTAAAGCATTTGTTGTAAGTAGTGAGGTATCTAATCAACAAGCACTTGATAGAAACATTACAGAAGAGGCATCAATAGGGTAACAAATTTTAAAAAATATTATTGTATTAATATGGATATAGTAGAACTATTTATAGATGAAGAAGATGCTATTGGAATTGAAGCTATTTCAGTTGTTGAATCTCCTGCAATAGAAGAAGATTTTATAGCACTTAAAAACCAAGAGTTTAAACTTGCAGAGGTAGACAAAGAAAAGCGTATCTTAATGGGTGCAGCTTTAATACCTAATAAGCCTATCTATCGTAGAAACGATGACAACGAATATTATATTTACTTCTCACGTGATACAGTTCGCAAAGCAAGTGAATTATTCTTTATAAACGGAAACCAAAACAACTCAACATTAGAGCATCAAGTTCCATTAACAGGTTTGAGTGTTGTTGAATCTTGGATTGTAGAAAGTGAAAAAGATAAGACAAGACACTACGATATGGAAGTTCCTGTTGGTACTTGGATGGTATCTATGAAAGTACTTAACGATGAGGTTTGGAATGACTACGTTAAAACAGGAAAAGTAAAAGGGTTCTCTATAGAAGGTTACTTTGCTGACAAAGCAGAAAGACCTAAAGACAAAACAATAAAAGACGATTTAGAAGAGGAAGCACAAGAGTTAGTAGAAGAGTTAAGACAAATGCTAAAGGGTGAACAACTTGAATCTTATGCTGACTATCCTGATGCAGTTTCTAACAATGCTAAAAGAGGTATTGAACTAAACAAAAAAGTCAACAACAAATGTGCTACACAAGTAGGTAAAGTAAGAGCACAACAATTAGCAAAGAAAGAAGCGGTTACTGTTGAAACAATCAAAAGAATGTTTAGTTATTTATCAAGAGCAGAAGAATACTACGATGAAGGTAATTCAGAAGCGTGTGGTACTATATCTTATTTATTGTGGGGTGGTAAAGCAGGATTAAGATGGGCAGGTGCTAAACTAAAAGAACTTGACTTATTAGAAGCATCTCTTAAAGAACCTTGTCAAGCAGGATATGAGATGATAGGGTTTAAAATTAAAAACGGTAAAAGAGTACCTAATTGCGTTCCTATTAAATGAGAGATTACAGAGAAAGAAACCCAAGTCCACAAAACGATAGAAGAGGTTGCCTTTGCAAAGATGGTAAAACCTATTCACGTAAATGTTGTGATGGAAGTTTTCAAGCACAAGGTATTGGAGATATAGGTTCACACGACCCTACACCATATCAAGGTTACAGAATAGCAGGATGTGATGATTCACACGAACATAACGTACACTATCACGGAACGCTTACAGTAGGAGCAGTATATTACATAGTATTAGAAAACGGACATACAGGATGCCATACTATACTTGAAGAAAGAGGTTCTGAAGGAATACATATAAATACTGCAACCTTATATGATGATTGTGACGCTTGTACTGCAGCGAACTAAAAATATAACAAAGTGTTAAATAATTAATTGTATAAAAAAAGTAGTATATGAAACCAAGCGTACAAAAGATAATTACCAAGTTAGCTAAAGAGAAAGTTGAATTAGGTTTAGCTGAAAATGTAGAAAGAAAATATAATAAAATAAAAAATGATGCTGATTCTTTGAGTATGATTATTAGAAAAGCAGCACAAGATATTGACGAGGTTTCTGACAAAGCAAAAAATATAATAAGAGAAATAGATAATACAGATAAAGATGTAAAAAAACTTACACAAGCAGCAGATGATTTAGGTGTAGGTTTGCCTTCAGGTGCTGAAGTTGCAGTAAGACAATTACAAGTTTATAAAAATGACTTAAAGCAATTAACATCAAAAGCATCAAAAGCATCAAATGATTTATTTAGCTTATTAGGATAAAAACACAACAACCTTACAAACAATTTATTGTAATAAATATGAAAGCGACAGATATGTTAAACAAAGTAAAAGAACTTGTTGGGGTGGAAGCATCTCAAGAAGTTAAATTAGCACAAGCTACTTTAGAGAACGGAACTGTTATAGAAAGTGAAGAGTTCGCTGCAGGTAGTGAAGTATTCATTGTAACAGAAGATGAAAAAGTAGCTTTACCAATAGGCGAATACTCTTTGGAAGATGGCGAAATGCTAAAAGTAGAAGAAGAAGGTATTATTGCATCTATAGGAGCAGCAGAAGAAGCACCTGAAGAGGAAGTAGAAGCTGCAGAAGAAGAAGAAATGGGATACGCAACTAAACAAGATTTAGCAGAGGTTAAAGAAATGATTGAAGAAATCAAATCTATGATTGAGCCTAAAGAAGAAATGAGCGAAGAAGTTTCTGAAGAAGAAGTTAAGGAAGAACTTAACGAAGAGGTAAAGGAAGAGGTTGAATTATCAGCAGAAGAGCCTGTTGCTAAAGTAACTCACAATCCTGAAGCTGAAACTAAAAAGAATTTAAACTTATTTGCACAAAAAAGAAGTATGACTACTGCAGATAAGGTAATGCAAAGAATTGCAAACATTAAAAAATAAACACTAAATAATAAAAAAATGCCAACAACAACAAGCGTAACAAGTACTTATGCAGGAGAGTTTGCAGGACAATACATCTCTGCTGCTCTATTAAGTGCTAACACTATTGAAAACGGAGGGATTACAGTTAAGCCTAACGTAAAATTTAAAGAGGTAATCAAAACTATCTCTACTGATGACATCGTAAAAGATGCTTCTTGTGATTTCACAGCTACTTCTACTCTTACACTTGACGAAAGAGTACTACAGCCTGAATATCAGCAAGTGAACTTACAACTATGTAAGTCTGATTTCCAAGATGATTGGGAAGCTATTTCTATGGGTTTTTCAGCACACGACACACTACCATCTAACTTTTCAGATTTCTTAATTTCTCACGTAGCTGCTAAAGTAGCACAGAGAACAGAGACTTCTATTTGGGCAGGTTCAACTGCAACAAGCGGACAATTTGATGGTCTTATGACTTTATTAACTGCTGATGCTAACCTACCACAAGGAAACGAAGTTGCAGGAACAACAGTAACTGCTTCTAACGTAATCACAGAGTTAGGAAAGATTGCTGATGCAGTTCCTTCTACTTTATACGGAAGTGAAGATTTAAAAATATATGTTTCTCAAAACATTGCTCGTGCATACGTTAGAGCATTAGGAGGATTTGCTGCTGATGGAGTAGGTGCTGCAGGTACAAACGCACAGGGAACACAATGGTTTAATAATGGAGCACTAACATTTGATGGAATTTCACTATTTATGGCTAACGGATTAGGTTCTAACCAAGCTATTGCTGCTGAAAAATCAAACATCTACTTCGGTACAGGATTACTTTCTGACCACAATGAAGTAAAAGTAATTGATATGGCTGACATTGATGGTTCTCAAAACGTAAGAGTCGTAATGAGATTTACCGCAGGAGTTCAGTATGGAATAGTAGACGATATCTGTACATACGGTATCACTAACTCTGCTAACGACTAATAAACAGATTAACTAACTAAAGAGGGTGGGTAAGGTATATTCCTGCTCACCCTTTTTTAATATATAAAATATGGCTTGTGATTTAACACGTGGTAGAAAAGAACCCTGCAAAGATGTAGTTGGTGGTCTGAAAGCTGTTTACTTTACTGATTTTGGAGATTTCGGTACAGTAACTCAAACAGATGACGAAATTACTGATATGTCAGGTACTTTTACTGCTTACAAATATGAACTAAAAGGAAATAGTAGCTTTGAACAAGCTATTACTTCAAGCCGTGAAAACGGAACGACTTTCTTTGAGCAAACTTTAAACCTTACACTAAAAAAATTAGATAAAGAAACGAACAAAGAATTAAAGCTATTAGCATTTGGTAGACCTCACGTTGCTGTTGAAGATTATAACGGTAATGTATTTGTTATGGGTCTTGAACACGGTGCAGAAGTAACAGGAGGTTCAATTTCTACAGGAGCAGCTATGGGAGATTTAAGTGGTTACACTTTGACTCTTGCAGCATCTGAATTAAAACCTGCTAACTTTGTATCAAGTCCTACTGCTGCTGACCCATTTGATGGTATGAGTAGTGCGACTGTAACAGTTACAGAAGGTACAAACTCATAAACCGAGTTTCATTTGATTGAAGAGGGTGGCTATATGCTGCCCTTTTTTTGTTGTTTTATTTTTTGTTGTTAAGAAAATGTTTATATTAGCAACATATTAATCAATAAATATTTAAAAATGAAAAACAGAACAATTCTAACAGGTATGACTAAAGCAATCAAAATAACAACTGACCCTAATAATGGCACAAAGCAGATTAGATTGAATGCTGAATTTTTTAAAGAACAAGGTATTACTTTTGATGATTATTATCAAGACCCTGTAGTGCTTGAAATCTTTAACGAAGATGAAAGAGAAATAGTTTTAGATTAAGTTCCACGTGGAACAATGAACAGGGTAGCAGAAATGTTACCCTTTTTTATTATAACAAATTCAAAGTTTTTTTATTGTATAAATATGATTGTATTAGAAGAAAGTGCATCAGCACAAACTATTAATTTAATACCAAGAAAGTTTACAAGTGGAACAAGTTACAACGTAACTGTTGTGAATGAAACTACAAATACAGAAGTACACAACGTAGATACTACATCTATAGCAGAACAACTGTATTACAATACTTATACTGCGGTGTTTAATTTAAAAGAAGATGTAAGCTATACGCTAACTATTAAAGAAGGTAGTGAAGTAATACACAAGGATAAAATCTTTTGTACTAATCAAGCTGACTTAACAGATTACACTATCAATAGTGGTGCTTTTATTTCTAACGATACAGATAACGAATTTATTACATTCTAATGGATAATTTACACATAGTTAATTTAGCATCTTACAATAGACCTAAAATCAGCGAGGACAAAAATCGTGATTGGGTTGAGTATGGGGATGACAACGACTACTATTCTTATCTGATAGACCTTTATACTAATTCAACTACAAACCATTCTATTATAAATGGTATTAGTAATATGATTTATGGAAAAGGTCTTGATGCTTTAGATAGTAGTAAAAAGCCTGATGAGTACGCTTCTATGCGTTCTATATTTTCTGACTCTTGTTTAAGAAAAGTAGTACTTGATTTAAAACTATTAGGTGAAGGTTCTTTTCAAGTGTTATATCAAAAAGGAGATGTAGTAAAAGCAGAACACTTTCCAAGACAAACACTACGAGCAGAGAAATGTAACGAAGATGGACAAATAGAAGCATACTACTACCATCACGATTGGGCAAAAGTAAAGCGTAGTGATAAACCTCAACGTATTGCTGCTTTTGGTTTTGGTAACGGCAACGAACCTGAAATTAAAATAGTAAAGAAGTACGTTAGTGGATATGATTACTATTGTCCTGTAGATTATCAAGGTGGATTGGCTTACGCTGAATTAGAAAGCGAAGTAGCTGACTACTTAATTAACGATGTACAAAACGGATTTAGTGGCACGAAAGTAGTCAACTTTAATAACGGTGTTCCTGATAGAGAAAAGCAGATGCAGATTAAGTCTGATGTAATGCGTAAACTTACAGGAGCAAGAGGTGAGAAAGTAATAATAGCTTTTAACAACAATGCTGAATCTAAAACAACAGTAGACGATATTCCATTAAATGATGCACCACAACATTACGAATACTTATCTAACGAGTGTTCAGCTAAACTAATAGTAGCACACAGGGTAACAAGTCCATTACTTTTAGGAATTAGAACAGAAAACAATGGTTTAGGGTCTAATGCAGACGAAATAAAGACTGCTGCTTTACTTTTTGACAATATTACTATAAAACCATACCAAGACCTATTAACGGACTGTATGGATGATATATTGGCTATTAATGGTATTTCACTAAAACTTTATTTTAAAACTTTACAACCTTTAGCGTTTATAGAAACAGACAACGCAATAACAGACGAAGCAAGAGAAGAAGAAACAGGAGTTAAAAACGAATTTTCTTTATCTAAAGAGTTTGATGATGATAAAATGTTTGACTTGCTTGAAGAATATGGTGAAGATGAAGATTTAGAGAATTGGGTATTAGTAGACGAAAGAGAAGTAGACTATGAGCAAGAAGAAGCATTAGATAAAATGATTGGTTTAGCTTCTACAGGAACTGCAAGACCTAACGCTACAAGTGAGCAAGATGGTGAGGTAGAAGATATGAAGTTTAAAGTACGTTATCAATATGCACCTCTTAAAACACAAGCTAATTCAAGAGAGTTTTGTAAGAAAATGGTTGGTGCTAAAAAAATATACCGTAAAGAAGATATAATGCAAATGAGTACAAGAGCGGTAAATGCAGGATGGGGATTAAACGGTGCAGCTACCTACGATATTTGGTTATATAAAGGTGGAGGTGCTTGCCATCATTTTTGGATGCGTAAGACCTATATGGCAGTAGATGTAAAACCTGATGCTACAAACCCAAACGCAGAGGTAAGTGTTAACAAGGCAAAGAAAGAAGGTTTTAAACCTGAAACTAATGACCCTAAAGTTGCAAAGCGACCAAAGGATATGCCTAATCAAGGATTCGTAAATAAGTAAGATATGGCAGAAGCACTATTCATAACAAGAAAAGATTTAGTAAAGTTTAGTTCTGTCAACGGTAATGTAGATACAGACAAGTTCTTACAGTATATTAAGATAGCACAAGATATACATATCCAAAACTATTTAGGAACTGACCTTTATAGCAAGATACAATCAGATATTGTAGCAAGTAGTTTAACAGGAGACTATTTAGCACTTGTAAACGACCATATAAAGCCTATGCTGATACATTGGGGATTAGTTGAGTACTTACCCTTCGCAGCATATACAATCGCTAATAAGGGCGTATTTAAGCACAGTTCAGAAAATGCTACAAATGTAGAAAAGAACGAAATAGATTTCTTAATAGAAAAAGAAAGAAACGTAGCACAGTATTATACTGATAGATTCATTAACTATATGAGTTTTGAGGCAAGTTCAAAGTTTCCTGAATACTACACAAATAGTAATGATGATGTATATCCTGATAAAGATGCAAGTTTTGAAGGATGGGTATTATGAAATATAAACCAAAACAAGACAATGTAAATAAGTTAAAACAGTATTTGACTTATATAACAAAAACCAAAAAAAGTAATTGTATTAAATATGGCAAACATTGAAGATTGGTACGGAAGAAATTCTATCGGATGGGGAGAATCATACGACTCTTCCTGGTTCGGTAATGCAAATGAAGCAAATAGTTGGGGTATTATATATCCTTTTAATGCTGATGGTAGTTTAATACTTGCAGACACCAATTTAATTAGTGCAGATACAACACAATATAAAGCAGACGCAACACAATTTTAAGATATGGCAAAACAAGTAATAGGAATCGGAAGTGCAGCAAACGATGGAACAGGAGACCCATTAAGAACTGCCTTTGATAAGGTCAACGACAACTTTGATGAAGTTTATGGTGCTGATTTTGTAGATTACGATAAATTAGGTACAGAATTTACTACTGCTGCGGTTATTTCTGCAAGCGATGTAGACTTTAGTTCTGCTGCGGTATTTACAAAAACAATATCAGGTAACACTACACTTACATTTTCAAACGTAGAAACAGGAATGGTTAAGGATTTAGTCATTACAGGTGCTTATACTTTAGCACTACCTGCATCGGTTAAGACAATCACAGGAACGTATGATGGTTCAGTAGGAAACCTAATTCAAATAGTATCAACCAATGGTGCAACAGAACAATGGGCATCAATCTCTCAAGAAGCATAATTATGGGAAAGAAAG